TGTTCCATTTATAGGACTTAAAACAGTATCTCCACTAAATGGATTTCCACATAATAATGATGAATAGGCTCTATATTTGAATTTTTGTTGATCAAATATTGTGTTTGAATATATCTTTACACTACCCCAAATCGTTGTTGATGGGATTACTTGTTCAACTATATCAACCCAATAATTACCTAATAGATCAGCAAATTGTTCCATTGTTAAATAATCAAAGTGAGAACTGTTTGTATCACAATACATAGAACTGGTCATATATCTATCATATAATGCTCTAAGTGTTGGATAACCAGAAATTGTTTGTCTATTTTTAGCATCTATTAATTCAGATGTCATGAAGTATTCAAAATCTTCAACAACTGTAATAGCAGATAATGGTTGTGTCAATAATGAATCAAAACTAATTCTATTATCACCACAACAAATAGTTGTACCTGATGTACCTGAAGTATCCATGAAATCATAAATTTCTCCATCCATGAAATCATAACATAAATCATCTTGAAATTCTTTGTCACAGCCAATACATGGATCACAAAATGTAGCTCCAGTCAATAAGCAAGGATTATCTACCAAATATGTCCATACATCTGTCTCAATCGCAGATGCTAGACTAACATCCAAATCTACTTCTTTTGAATTGATGACTAAACGTTCATCGTTTACATCATAATTTGTTTGTCTAATTGAAAAATTACGTTGATCGTTGGAGATTAAGAAATCTCTATTAATACTTACTGTATTTGCTGACCATGATTTTTTATTATCACGAATTCTATCTAATTCAAATCCTGGTGATTGTGAAACGAATAAATCATTTCTATCTACATTTGTGCAAACCTTATTCAAAAATATATTATCCAATAGAATACAAAATTCTCCACATGTATGATTAATTTTTAAACTTATTGTAATCTTTTGATCTCTTATTTGACTTAGAATTATAGGATCAGAAATTGTTGTTGTATAGTGTAACCATTTGGATGCAAATGCACCATTAGGTATACTTCCACTAAAAATATTTAAACCATTTGTCGATCCACTTAGACCAGATTCAATATATAAATCCTGTGCTAGATTTTCCAATACAGAATCACATATATAGACATTTGGTAATAACGGATTTACTAAATTAAGATTCAATGGTGTACAACCACTAAATGTTGTTTCAGAACTGCTAGGATCACCACAAACATAAAAACCACTGATAGGGTGAGATGTTAAATAAGTGTATAAATTTCCAGCACCAATTGCTTGGAATAGTGTATCACCAGTATAAACAGTTTGAAGAGTATTCGCTGATGTTATTATATCAACAACCATAGAAACATCTAATGCTTCAAACATATCTATTGGTCTTGTACATGATATTATTGTCTCAGTAAATGTTGTACCAGAATTAGCTAATTGAGCTGTTAATGAATCCACTAATGCATTACAAGCTATTTGTTGATCTATTAAATCAGACAATTGATTCATTAACGATGTTCTAGTTCCAAATGGTATTGTACAATCACCAAGTAATGAAACCCTACTTAATGTATTTTGATCAACAATAGCTTGAACATCCTCACAAGTGTATGATGTTGGATCACCATTTAAAAATCTTTGATAATTTATTGGTCCTAATATATTAGCCCAAGCTGATAAACCTTCAGGCTCTCTTAAACAATATGTCTTTCCATTTACTACAGCACTAGATTGTGACTCTCCACTTGTTGTCCTAGTTGTTTGTGAATTACCTATTGGACCAAAACCTGTTCTACCAAAATTCATCAATGATGAATCAGAGACATCTGTATGAGTTGCTAGTATTGGTTGTAATTCACAAGTTATTGAATATGGAGTCAATAATATTTCAGCATTAAGATTATTTATAGTATTTGTTATTGATTCACAAATAACTGATTGTTCTTGTAATTGGGATTGTAGTTGGGTATTTTGATTTGCTGTTTCTATTACAACTGGTGATGAAACAATACTACCTGTCATTATTCCACTTAATGTTTCACATTTAATTTTAAATAAATAATCAAAATCAATGGTTAAAACACAATTCTCATTTACATTAGAACTACTGTAGAATATTGAACCATCATTTCCGTTAGGGTTTAACACAATTTTGAAAACATTATCTAGTGTACAAGATGGAGCATCAGACCACTTACATGTTTGAGAATTTATATCGAAAAAATACTTAGAACTTAAAAATTCACAACATTGTTTAGTTAAAATAACTGGTGTTAATACACCTAAATTGTTAGGAACATATACAGAAACACTTCCGTCTTGGTTTTCCAGGACTTGACCATTCACTGCCATAAGTGTGCTCATGTCAAAACATTTAGTCGTTGTATCTGCTTGTGTTATATCCATTACTTATAAATATTCATTTTCATATTTTATTATCCTACATTTGTACCAACAACCACAACAGCTGTTCCAACACCACCTACACCACCAACTGAAACAGTTGTTCCGCTTTGAGGTGTTGAAAAACATGAGGCGTTATTTACTGCTCTATCATAGTATGTGTTATAAATAACACTAGAATTTCCTAATGCCAAATCTTCAATACCTAAACTAGTTAGTTGACATCCATATCCTATCATACCAGTGAATGGGTCTATAATATTAGGTACTGGTATTGTATAATTAGCAATACAATTACAACCATCTGGTGTTACTACTGATGATGTTCCATCTGCTTGTGTAAATTGCAAATAACTTAAATCGATGCTTTCAAACTGAGAACTTTGCATCGTTATTAATATTGGCGTTTGTTGTGCTTTCCATTTACATGCTATTATACAACCACACTTGCCAGAATTATCACAACAAACATATCCAGAATTAAAAATAACATTCAGTCTAAATTCATTATATATAAATGGTGTTCCACCAATCATGCTACAACACTCTTTAGAACTATAATTTGTTGTATTAGGAATTGGATTTCCATTATTATCTTTAAGAATCGATCCATCAATATTGTATTGATAATATTTAAATATATATAATCCATCTGAAGTATCATCTAAAGGTGGTGATACCATCGTATCAGTACATGATTTTGGTAATGGTGAGTTAACATCAAGACAAAGACTCAATACATTATCATTACCATCAACAATACATCCACAATCATTATATAATATGGATGGATTTGGGTCCAATTCAATTGATGGTGTAAATACAATACAATCGCTTATGTCACTACCATTATCATTTACAACTTCAATTGTATTTACTGTTGTTGCAGTTGTTATTCCAGTATCAAATGATCCTGAATCATAATTTGTATATAGATTTGTTGTATTTGTTGAAGTGGTTTCTGAACTTATTGTTACTGCTGAAAAATTTGGAATCAATGTTCTAAATTGATTAATGTAGGCAAAACCACCATCATATGGACCTAAGTGTGGATTATTACCAGTCAATATATCAATAGTAGAACCACTACCACCTGTTTCTCTATACCATAAACCATTGCTTTGATAATACATGTTTGGTGTATCTGCTAGTGGTCTTGGATATCCGTCAGAATCTATTGGATACACTGAAAGATCAGTATTCAATCCATTTAATTCCAATAATGAAACAAATAAATCAATATCTATTGGAGCTTCAGCCTTGTAAATATATTCATTGAACTTGACCAAGCCTTGTGGCGCACCAATAAACCTTAATAAGAATTCAATTGACTTTCTAGCACCTTTTGATTTCCATAACCAAGGAGTATTTAAAATTATTCTTCTCCATAATTCTGTATCTGCTTCTACAGCTGTTAATCCCACAGATTGACCAGAGTATGTTGATTGTCTAGTTGTAACATAATTAGCAAGCAAATCATTTTCCAATACAGAAGAAACCAATTCCCAACCTAATACTCTTGCTAGGTTTTTTAAATAGATATCTGGTGTGTTATCTTGTTTATCGTATGTTACAACATTTGCAAAAGCAATACCACTGATGAAATTATTTATTTCGTCAAATGAAACTCCATATAACTGAAGAGTCTTGTTCATTTTTTGTCCAGATGTATCTTGATCCAAATCAGATAAGTGAACAGGTGTTGTATCAAATGCAGTTATTGATTCCGAAACCAAAAATCTATTCATTAAATTGCTTTGGATTAAATCATTATCTGTTGCTATATTTAATAATTTAGTCGCATAACTCAAATATGCTGTTGTATCAAAATCAATATTATAACCATCAGAAACTGGCCAAGTAACCGTATCGGTAACATATAAGATAATTCCATTATCTGTTTTAATTGGATATTTAAATGACGCAGTATAAATAGGGATAATATTTCTACTTAATAAATAAAATTCAAAATCTGGTAATGAATTAAAAAATGTTTCTTCTTGTATTTTCTCTGGCTTAATATGATAATTAATCTTTGCTGATGTTGTAAGACCAGAAAATGGATTTCCTTGTACAGTAAAGTATACAAAATCATTTGTTGTATAAGTAGCTCCAGTAAATCCAATTACAGGATATTCAATTCCATTATAAGATACAACATATGATGAAAAATTTACTGTAACATTTCTTAAATCATTAGTTGCATTATATGTATTTATAATGGAGCCATTCTTTAATATGTTTAACCCGAATTTATTATTAATAAATGTTGTATCAATTCTAAAATTTGAAATTTCTGTTAATGGATCATATGTATAGTTTTCGAATGTATAACCATTCAAGATTTGACCAGTTGCTGTTTGTGAAAGTGGTAACATATATAATGATGCTGGCCACTTTGTTATAATGTCTTCTAAAGAAACTCTAATAAATTCACTTAATGAACCAAATAAAGCATAATAATTTATATTTGTTTTATCTAAATTTAATACTACACTTGCGTTATCTGATAATAATGTTTGTGTTTGTGATAAAGATAAATCAATATCTGATAATGAAACAAAATTTGAAAATTTATTTGTGATGAAGGTTTTATCACTCTTAGGTTCAAGATTTGTAGTAATAGCAAAATTCCCCATTGTAAACAATGGAGTACCACCATTACTAGCAAGTTGAAGACCTACCAAATCTGGAGTAAAATTTCTATATTCTATTCCATCAGTGTAGACAACCTTTTGTGCATAACCAGCTACTTTAATTTTATTATTGTTCATCACCTAAATTTAAACAGTAGTTATAGTTGTAAATGTTTTATTAAAATCAATACTTGCTCTTTCTTCTCTAACTTCAAATAATGGTTTACCACTGAATCTATCTTTAATTTCAAATAGATCATATTGTTTATAGATATCATTATTAAAATTATAAATTGTATAAATACCATCTTCAAGTGATTTTGTTTGATTACCAAGCAATGCAATTGCAAGTGTTTCTATATCATGTTGAACCATTTCTACTTCAAGCATGATTGGATTGAAGAAGGTGTTAGTTATAATAACTTGTTGGTTTGGTTGACCGATAAAAGGAAATACATTTGGTTTAACACTAGATGCTGATGCTGGCGAAAGAGTACAAAACGTAAGTGTTGAATTATCATTAAAACGATAACGAATTGCTTTTTGATTTGTATTCGTAAGATTTTGATTGACTGGTTCTGCTCTATTATTTGATGTTATTACTCTGAAAAAGTTATTGATCTTGGCATCAGATGCCATTGTATTTGTATTCAAATATTCAATTCGATAACCAACTAATCCATTATTTTCAAATCTAGTTAGAAAATTTTGAGGAACGCTGGCTAAATCAAATAATACACCACTAGTATCTGGAAATGCAGATAAAACACCAATATCAACAATCTTTGTTCTAATCTCAATTGGCTTAATTATTATTGTGTAGATGCCTTTAGTTCCGAATGTTGCCACTGGTAATTTTAAAGTATACATCCCACCGAAAATTTCAAAACCAGTTACATTAGATTGAACCTTATTTGGATTATCAATTTTTATTAATACTTCATTAGGGTTTAATTTTATCAAACCACTATTACCAACCTTATCTCTTGATGGTGTGAAATGATAAAAAATTTCAACATCACTTGGTGATATATCTGCTGGTCTTACAATACCGTATGTTCCTGTTGCCATGTTATTTGTTTGTTATTAGTGGTTATATTATTAAAAATGTAGTTTAAAACTTTTTGGTTGTATTACCATTTTACATTTAATTGGGTCTGAATCAGTATAATTTAAATCGCTAAAATCAATACTAATAATTTCACAATTACTAATCGTCCATTTTTCAATCGTTACACCTGTTGGATCAAGCATTTCCAAATCATAATCAAATCCATTTTTCAATGTTTCAATTAATTCTATACTTGAGTCCTTTTGTAATGATTCAATATTACTAGGACAAGCTCTTATAATATCCATTAATCTTTGTGTTGTTGATGGACCAATTGGGTCTAAAAATACAAAACTTATTGGATTAATTTTAAATGTTTCACCATCCATAATTACAGATGGTCTTTGGGTAGAGTTTACTACCCATCCTTCAATATTAAATGTAGATGGAAAAATTACTGTCCATCTATTCGTTTTTTTTGGCTCATATGCGATTGGCATTTTTGTCAAAATATTTATTTTATCTGTTTTATTATCCATTTGTATTTGTTTCTTGTTAATATAATGATATTCTCACTAAAGTATATTATTGTCTTGTTAGGTTATAAAATCCATTTCCATATCTAATCAATTGACCTAAATCTTTGACTTCTGATAACTTTAAATGCATTTCCATAACAGTTGTTATACCTCTGTCTATAAATACATCGCTTTGCACTTCTGGTGGAGAAATAATTCCAAATAAATACTCTTCTTTTGTCAGGGCAGATAAAGAAATATTAGTCTCATTAATTCCTTCACCTACATAGCTAAATGTGGTGCTAGGAATGCGTGTACTTGCCCCATCTATAGTTACGTTCCTAGTACTACCAGTATAGTCTTGATATAAAAGACCATATACTTGATTACTAGTACCCATTAATACATCATCTACCGTATCAATAACGTATACTTTAGGTTCTCCCATGGAAATAACCCTACTAACACCACTTATATTAATGTTTTGATAGTTGATATAAGGTGCTTTTGTTGTATCAAATCCAATTCGATACGGGTTAATGGCATTATATGACTTAACATCATCTATTTTAGTATCAGTATACCCACTAATAAGT